AAGACATCACTCCAGCCCAGTACGAGCGCCTGCTTGAGCAGATGCCGAAGGGCGTGGACTGGTCGAAGCTTGCGGACTACGAGAAGGGCATCGACAACACCACTGCATCTCAAGAGCTAGCGTGTACTGGAGGTGTGTGTGATGTCGTTGATATCTCAAGCGCCGCTTAACAACAACAACAGAGACACGGTGCCCTGTCCTTCGTCGCAATGTGACAGAGGCTACGAGGAGGGCGCTGCTGTCTTTGATAGCTCGGGTGAGCCCAGCGCAACGTACAACGTCTGTCCCACATGTCGTGGGATGGGCATCATAACGCGGACAGAGCTGCGTGAGTACATCATGGAGAGGCTTGGATAACGATGAAGATCAAGAGAACATCGCCGGTGTCGGGGATTACTGACGACGAGTGGCAACGCATGTTTACTGAGGATGAGCGCAGCATCGAGAGTGCAGAGCACGTCCAAGGGGCTGACTAATGAGCAACCTGCTGAGTGCCTAGTGAACAAATGACTGACTAATGAGGAGGGTGAGGTGCGAGGGAAGGCTGGTCATCCACTAGGTGGACCGAAGACCTATAGCTAGGTAGACCTAGTCATCCCTCGACTATCATTAGCTCTGTTCAGAGCCGCCGACATCACTAAGATAATACCGTTGATGCCCAGTTTCAAGGCACTTTGTGTCGCAGATATATAGCGCAACCTAGAGTATAACATAGCACAACTCTGAATTGTGGGTACAGCTATAGATAAAGAGAAGACAGGGGTGGCGTCGCACCACATATGTTACCCTCGATAAGAGACAATAGATCGACAGACCTTGCTATGTTTGACTGTCAGAAGATGCAGTTCAGACGTAGACTTGTGTGCTTTGACTTAGCTTCGGTGAGTACAATGATCTCCCACGTTGTAGTTGCTTTGATGGCTTGAGCACACGGTCTGTCGTTCTATTGTGTCTAAGTCTGGCGTCAGTACATCTTCAGCGAACAGCTAGAGATAAAGACAAAGATGACGCAGTGACTAGAGATGACGTGAGTTTACGTGAGATGACGTGAGTTGCTCGGACATCTTGGGCATCTAAGAAATCGAAGCAGGTAGTTGCTTCCGCTGGTATGATTGTTTGTCGATAATATGGAACATTGTATGAGGGACGCCGCGTCTATTCTTGGCGTAATTATATGTCATTTCCCAATCCGTACACGAAAGAATGTTACTTAGCCTGATAAGTTTTCCACTATGTGGAACTAATGTCCCTTATGACCCAGCATAGCCTCATAGCCGCGAGGGATATATTATCCCCCTCATCATATATGTAACAATATCAATAGCTTAGATCAATAACCTTCGCATCGCGGGTCCCCTTTGCCTGCATTCGACCCCCCGTACCCCTGTAATCAATGCCGACTTCAAAAACAGGGGTAAAGGGATCGTTGTTGTTGTTGTTGTTAGACCTCTTTGAGCAGGGGTCCCCCACGAAAACAAAAGACACCCCTGACCACACAGGAGCCACCTATGGCCCTCGAATCCGCAACGTATATCAACGATTTGAACGCAGCGAACCCAGCGTCTACAGACGGCCTCGCCCAAGCCGACGATCACTTTCGTCTGATCAAGGGCGCAGTGAAGGCCACGTTTCCCAACATTGCAGGCGCAGTAACTCTCACGCATACCGAGCTAAACTACCTGTCGGGCGCAACTTCGGGGCTGCAGTCTCAGATAGACAACTTGAGCACCACTAAGGGTGTCAAAGAGGGCTCTAGTAGCATTGTCACCACTGGTGCAGTAAACGCCGGTTCCATCACCAGCGGCTTTGGTACCATCGACACTGGTACCTCTTCGATCACCGGCGGGGCAATGTCCTCTTCGGGCACTGTTACCATGACGGCGGGAGCAGCGGACTGGGCGTTCACGGTGTCTGGCAACAACCTGATCATAAGCTACGATGGCACCAGCAAGATGAAGCTAGACACCGCTGGCAACCTTACTGTAGTCGGCGACGTCACCGCATTCGGTACCATCTAAGATGGCGCTGCAAGCATCTGGCACGATAGACCTCACAGATATCCAAGATGAGTTTGGGGGGACCACCCCTATCGGCCTCTCAGAGTACTATCGCGGCGGTGCTAACACCACGTCGAATAATAGCAATGTGCCGACGTCGGGCGCTATTTCGTTGTCTGACTTCTACGGGGGCACCTCCCTGTACATCTTCACAATCTCAGCAAATACTCAGGAAGCAAATGTTAGGTCCTTAGCTGTCTCTGACGGTTGGGACGGCGCATCGCCCCTTAAAGTTGTGATAGACGCAGGTATCTATGTCTGGTCTGACAGCACAAGTACCGGCGGCATGGTTGTCGCGGGCTCTTTCCCTGCAGGCATAACGATAGAGAACTCTGGCTACATAATCGGCAAGGGTGGCTCAGGTGGCAGCCCCGCTGGAGGTGCTCAGTCGGGTGGACCTGCCCTAGTCGATAGTACTGGTGTCTTAGTTTTACTAAATAAATCAGGGGCTTACATCGCCGGTGGAGGCGGCGGCGGTTTTGGAAATTATTATTCATCCGGTGGCGGCGGCGCAGGCGGCGGCGCAGGCGGAGGTATCTCTGGCTTTTATGGCGACCACCACGGGCCATATTACGGTGGTGCAGGCGGTGCTATCGGTCAAACAGGCGCAAATGGCAGTGGCAGCTCAAACCTGATCGGCCTTGGTGGCGGCGCGGGTGGTGGCGGCGGCTCAAGCCCTGACTATGGCAACAAATCTGATGACCCCTCGGGAGCAGGAGGGGGAGGTGGCCGCATTCTAAACGGTTCTGGAGGAGGAGGAAACGGGGGTTCAGGCGGCTCACTAAACAGCGCAGGATCGCCAAAAGGTGGCAACTGGTACTCTTCCGGTGGAGGTGGCTGGGGAGCATCTGGAGGCGGATCTGGAGGATCGGGCGGTCGAGGTATTACTTGGTCAAGTACTACAGGCACTGTGACTAACAATGGCACCATATACGGGGCGTACACATAATGAATGTTGATACCCTTTTCGAAAGTTTAAGCAGCTTTGATTTCATTTGCGACGAGAGTGTCGCTTGGGCCAGAGACAACGTAATTGGCAAGGGCCATACCCCTGCGTCTGTGCTGGCGCTGCTAGCCGAGGACACTACTTTGTCTGATCGCGACCGCATGATTTGGACCCGCAACGCCAAGCGGCTGTTCACCGAGCCCGCAACAGTACGCCTCGGCGGCGATGCCTTTGAGACTGATAATTATCGAGTGATGGTCAATGACGTCATCGCTTTGCAGGGCACTGATGCAGACTGTCAGCATATGGTTGACACAATGTCGTGGGTTAAACTCGTAAAGATTGACGGCTCTACAATAACCGAGGGTACGCTTGATGATTTTAACCTAGCAGAGACCGTGATTGGCGATGTTTACGAGGCCAGAGACGAGCTGATGGCTTTGCCTATCGTTGTGCAGCGGGAGGTCGTTGATCACGCATACGGCACCTCGGTCTGGGAGGATGTCTAGATATGCCAAATCTCCCTATACGTGGCCTCGGTGTCACCGGCGTAGTCACTGACGTCGAGCCATTTAACCTGCCCATAAACGCATTCGACAGGGCCATCAACGTCAGATTTGCAGACGGCGCAATCTCCCGCTCCCCTGTATTCCGCACCCTGTTGTCGAGCGTATCCTTTGTGCCCGCACTGGCTTACGGCATCTTCAAGTCTATAGGTTACGACAGCGTCCTTCTTGTCTCAGATCAGTTCAAGCTGCATGAGTATGCCAACGGCGCTCTGACAGATCGCTCTGGTGCCATAGGTGCTCTGAGTGCCTCGGCAGAGGCTTCCGTTACATGCACTGTGTTGTCGGACGTAACCTATGTGAACAGAGAAGACCGCGTACCCGTATTTCGCGGACCCAACGGCACAAACTTCGCTGACCTAACCTTCTGGCCCAACAGCTACCGAGCCAAGGCAATCAGGACTTACGGCGATTTCCTTGTCGCTCTAAATACCATTGAAGACGGCACCAGCTTTCCCAATCGCGTCCGCTTTAGTGATTTAGCTTTGCCTAATTCGATCCCGACTTCGTGGGACGAGAGCGACCCAACCAAGAGTGCAGGCACCAACGACATTATCCAGATGGAGACACCAATCGTTGATGGTCTGTCGCTGGGGACCAACTTTGTCATCTACAGTAACGACCAAGTTTGGCTTATGGAGTTTGTTGGCGGGGCGTTCATCCATAACTTTCGCAAGATCTTCAGTAGCTGCGGCATCATCAGCCAGAACTGCGTAGTCGAAGTCCAAGGCAAACACTACGTTTTCGATACTGACGATATCTGGTCCCACGACGCCACCACCCGCGAGAGCTTGGTCGATGATCGCATCAGGGCCTACATTTTCGATGCCCTCGACAACTCAGCCACGCATCATTGCTTTACGTATCATAATCACCCGCTGTCCGAGATATACTTCTGCTATCCTTCGTCCGACGATATGACCACTGATCGCCCAGCCTTTGCACCTGTCGGCGCCAACCGAGCCGCTGTGTATAACTATAGATACAATACGTGGAGTTTCATGGATCTGCCCCACGTAGTCTCGGCCACAACAGCTAACATCAACTCTGTGCGGACCTACGACACCACAACCCTCGTCTACGACACTGCCGGTGGTACTTACGCATCTCAAGACGCTGGCTTTGATCGCCACGTAATCATGGCCTCCATTGCGAACAACACAGAGGGCGTCAACGCTACAGGCAGGGCCATCACAGTGCCCAAGCTTTACGGCGTTGATCTCAGCGACAATGGCTCACTAAGTCAGCCCCTCGATCCCGTTGCCACTGGGCAGCCGTTTGTCGAGCGTACAGGCATTGACTTGGATGAGGTCGAGATACCTCTAAGCGGCTACAAAGTCATAACCAAGATCACGCCACAGGTCGTCACAGCCAACACGGACAAGACCTTTGACTTTACCTTCGGCTCTGCTGAGTTGTCGTCAGGTGTGCCAAACTATGGGCCCCTTCAGACGCTCGATACTAGCGTAGATTACAAGCTCGATACGAGGCAGGGCGGCAGATACCTGAGCTACAAGATGACCGTCGGCGACGGTGACAACAAGGACTTCGCCCTGAGCGGCTTTGATCTTGATGTCGTTGTCACTGGCCGTCGCTAGAAACATACATACATACATACTAAAGGACTAAACAAATGTCAGCTATGTCAGACTACCTCGAAAATGAAATCTTGGATTTAATACTGGGAACCGGAGACTTCTCCCTGCCATCAGCTCGTCAGACCGGCGGCGTATATCTTGGCCTGTCTCTCGCCAGCATGGGCGACAATGCCGGTGGCACAGAGCTTTCGGGCAATGGATACACCCGCGTTGTGGTGGCCTTCGATGCTGCCAGTGGTGGCACTACGGACAACACGGCAGTCGTAGATTTCCCCGCCTGCACCGGATCGAACTGGGGCGCAGTTGCCTATTGGTCTCTTTGGGATGCAGCTACCGGTGGCAATATGCTCCTGCACGGTGCCTTCACCAGTGCAAAGACCATTGAGGTTAACGATGTACTTAGGGTTGCAGCAGGCGACCTCGACATTACCGCAGCGTAAGTTAATTACTTGAGCGCCATGAGCGATGTGCTGGAGCTGAAGTTCCTCGATCACATGCTCGGGGTGTCCTCGTACACTGCGCCAACCACCGTCTACCTTGGCCTGTCTACCGTAAATGGGGGATTTGGCGAGGCAGGCACAGGGGCTGAGTCCTCTTTGGCTCGTCAGGCAATCACGTTCGGCGCACCCAGCAATGCCTACATCTCAAACTCAGCCACCGTCGAGTTTCCAAGGCTGACAGGGTCGGCAGAAACTGTGTACGGCTGGGGCATCTGGGACGCGCAGAGCGGCGGCAACCTCCTCTACTATGGCAGCTTCCAGTCCTCGACCGGCTTAAGCACCGGCGATGCCTTTGCCGTCCCACAAAGCAGTATTAACATAAGTGCCTCGGGCGTCCTACAGCCCTACGCCTTCAAAGCTTGGCAAAACCATTGCCTTCGCAACACAGCTTGGACAATGCCTACATCTCTGTATCTTGCGCTCGACCGGACGGGTGCCACAATTGGTCCTGCGTCGGCCTCGTTTTCGGTTCTAGGTGGCGGTACTTTCGATGAGCCCCGCTGGCACGACTGGTCTACCGGCACTGTAACGCAGAACAACACGGGTACCGCTGATCAGC